AAATCTATTATATCATCTAAATGTTCATTGCTTTTCGCAAGTATATCTGATACGTTTTTTGCACTCCACATCTTACATGACCAATATCTTGCCTTATGTTTTGGACCTGGATTGTCACAATTGTGTCTAGCTCTAAAGTTTCTGCGCCTTTCTGGGTCGTCACGTTTTATGTCTAACTTAGGGTCGCCAAACTTAACTTGTACAATGTTGCCTTTGTCATTCTTTACATATACACCAAACTTCTTGTTTTCTCCAGTAAGTCTGCGTGGTTTGTTTAGTTCTACTTTCTTACCTTGATACTCTGCTTTTACTATTCTGCTGTCCTCATGGTCTTCTATAAGTCCAAATTCAAAAGCTTCTACTGCACCTGGATGAGGTTTGTAATCGCCTTCCATTAACATAGGACCATTCAAGGTTTGCATCCAGTGATAGCCTTTAGGTGCTTTTACCTTTAATGTTTTGTCTTCTGCTTTTTTTGTGGATTTGGGATGACCTGCGGGCAATAAATCATAATCCGTGGTGTATTTCGGATTTGAAGGCCTACCTGAGCTTAGTAGTTTTAAAAATGCTTTAACGCGACCTAATGCCCACTGGTCTCGGCTACGAACGCTAGGACGATGACTGGTTGAAAAAGCACCAGCACCCCTACGGAACACTGCTTTCAATGCCCCTAGATTAGCCTTTTTCCCTTTAGCGTTACCAACTTTCTTGTTGTGTTCGTCTCGATAACCTTCTAATGTTTTAATATTAGCCTCACTTAATTTTATTCCACCACGCTCACCACTAGCTGTGCCTTTTGGATTTCTAGTGCTGCCTGTCCTTCTTTCACTTGGCTTTGCAGGAGTTTGTGGATGTCGACTTTTTTTTTGAGGGACACAGTTAGGTGTTTTCTTACCGCCCTCATACTTGAAGCCTACCATTTCATAACCGTCCCAACATGGTTTCTTTTTCAATACAGCCAATATCTCATCTAATTCTTGATTCATTTTACTAAATCTTCTAGCTTGTATTGCCCGTTCTTGATTTACAGCACCTGCTCTAGTTTTATGACATCCTAGTAACTTTCTATCCTTTTTAGCATATAGACAATACTCGCCATTCTTGCGTTCTATTATCTTTTCTACCATGCCTTCTATCTCATCTAGTGTTACTTGCTTTGTCACCTTTACAGGTTCTTCTGCTTTTGCTGCTGCTACCTGTGTAACAGTAGCTTCTGGGTTAGCAGGCTTGTTACCAACCCATGACACGGACCAAAGAGACAACTCGGAGATGTTGTTGTGGCAGACCTCTCCTTCGCAAACCTTCTCTTGCTTCTCAGCTTCACCCCTAATAGATGAACCGCCCTTGTCACCGTATATCTGCATCTCTTCCCATACTCTATCATGCATAGGAAGCCTGTTGTGTATGCCTACACGTATTTTGACTTTGCCGTCTTTTACCTTATATGCAAGAGGTAAGCCCACTGGCATCTCCTCATGCTTGTATGAATAAACTCCGTATTTCATATAGAAATCCATAGAGTCTTTAATTGTCTGTGTTTCTATTTTGTCGTTCTGTTTATCGACGATAGGTGAGCTAATAAACGTTTCTAATACTCGGTCATTATACCACTCTGGTCGATAGACCTTCCACTTAGTATTATCAGCGTCTGCCACGGCCTAACATCCGATATGTGTATATAAGTAAGTATAACTTTCCGGAAACTATATTTTCTTTTGTGCTACTTTAACAACTTCTTTTTCAAGACGTGGTAAATTGTTAATCAACGCAGGCCTTATGTAAGGTTTAGGTGCTGCAAATGGTTGTTTCTCAAATACTGTCTTTGCTGCTGGAAATGACAATACCCCGCCTACTTCTTTCCATGGAGGAAATGGACTATATCCCCCAAATTCTATTATCGATGCTGCGGGATGCGAAGACGTAAGTAAAAAATTAACCTCATTGCCTGATGTAGACACGCTGCCTACAATACTATTTTCAAGCTCGCCTGTGTCTCTAGGTGCCAACCTTTTTGCATCTTTTTCAATATCATCAATTACATTATTTCCAGCAGTTTCAAGAATGTCTGTCCAATACTCACTTTTTTTATAAAGATTAATTATGTTAACAAACTGACTATCGTCCCATACAAAAGTCATTTGTATTCACGTACATTCTCAGCAGAATCGTCACCATACTTGTCTTTCCACTTTTTAGCAATATACTTTTCTGCTTTTTTCAAATATGCCATACGCGCCCTTGCTTCTTTTTGCTGCTGCGCAATATATGGACCACGTTTCCATTCTAACTCTGACTGACAAGCCTGACATAATCCACTACTTAGAATATGTACTGACATCGGACCTGCTCTACACTTCTTACAAGCACTCATGGCTTTATTGCTCCTACTTCTGGTTTAGCATCATCTGGCATGCTTATTTGAGGATTGTCTGGTAACTTAAGGTTGCCGTCTTTGTCAAGCGTTGCCTCTATTCCTACCTTATTCAATACTGTAATAATATTTGCTTTTTGTAACATATTAGCCAATGCTTGTTGCTCGTTCTTTACATTTATATCTGCAAATCTTATCTTCCAAGTTTCTATGCCCATTATCTTTAACAACGGCTTAAAGAATCCCATCTCAATACATTTCTGCGTTTCTAATATAGTTCTGTCAAATATACTAACTTGCTCTCCTTCTGCATTCAATCCACCTACGCCTGCTGTACTTCCTGTTATAATTGGCATAACGCCATACGCTGCGTTTATGTCGTTGTTAATGCGCTCCATATAGGGCAGTGCCATCAACTCATCCATGTTAGGCATAACAGGCACAAACTTAGCTTGTCCTGTTCCTGTGCCTTCACCCCTACTACTTATGATAGGAACAAAGTTCGGATTACGTCTAGTCTCCTCTGCTATGTATTCTCCCAATCTGTTTAATGATTCCTCATCATGACCTGGAATATCTAAGAAACCTTTTGGCGGTCTTTCTAATTTATAAATCTTGTTTTGGAAGTTTTCAATCGCTAATGCTGTTTCGATTTTCTTAGAAAGACCCATAATTGGCGACTGTCCATATAGTCTAGCTGTCGCACTGTATTTGTTAAAATGTATAATCTCATCCCTTGCAAAAGGTATTTTGTCACTATCTCCACCTAAATCATAAAAATATGCCATCTTTGCAGCAGGAATACCACCTTCTGTTTTTTCATCTTTATCTATAAACTTTCTTGTAATTACATCAAAATAAACATCATCTCTAAATCTACCATACTCATCTACATGAAATCTCATGTGCTTTGCATCTTCTACCCAAAGCTGCTTGACCACTTTTATCTCACCGCCTTCTACGCGGTCATAAACAATACTAACCCACACATCATCAAATATCTCTAGTTGTCTTATCATTGCCTTAAACAACTCCATACCTGATATGTCTGCATCTCCTCTTGTCGGGTCTCTAAGTAATGTCTCTAAAATTTTTCTTTCTTCTTTGTCACCAGTGTCACCTATTGCATGATACTCCCAACCTTTTGCTACTGACTGCGAAGCAATACGCGAAATAACCGTTCTTAAATGCGAATAACGGTCTGCTAGCTGCTCTAGGTATCTCTGGTCTATCGGAGGCAATATCGACTCTTGATATTGCGCATTTGTTCCCATAGCAGAATACACTGGAGTCCTTGCCTCTTTTATAACCTGATTAGTGTCGTTTGCTATCATCTCCTCTAACGCAGATATTTTTCTTATCGGTTTGCGCCCAAGTATCCTATCGTACCATGCCATGTATGTCCTCCAATGTCTTCATTATGTTATTAAGCCTTTCTGTTTTCTGAAGCAAATCTAATCTTTTCTTTAATGACTTACTCCACCTGTGTCCTGCATCGCCACCCATTTGCTTCCACATCACATAGCCCTTACTCGGATTACGCCTGTCACCAAAACCCTTAGCTGGCGGGTCTACCTTCTCATGCCTTCTATAATATGTATCAATCTTAACTGCCGTATCATAACCTACGTCCTTTTGCATACGTAACTTACGATTAATCATCTTTGTCACTTTACCACCACCATACCCATGCATCTGACGTAAATCACGGCCATCCATCGCTTCTTTTTTTACACCAATAGGGACCTTATAACGAGTCCTTTTATCTGCCATTGTACTCCTTAACGTATTTTCTAAGCACAGGTTCTACCAATACACCAGTCGGAACATTCTCTGCCTTAGCAATTTCTTTAAGACTAGTTTTAGTATCGTCACTAATTCCGTAAATTTCCAACCGTGTTCGTTTTTTCATAAGTGGTTGGGACGCATGTAAGTACATATAGTATATAAACTTTCCTATACATAATCCCAACTAGCAAAACTTAATCCTTTTTTATTAAGATTTTTTATTGCTAATTCGCACATCCATAACGCCATCACAGCATCAGGCGTGTGACCCTCAAGCCTACCATTCTTACCATACACCAAACGACTCAAACCATCTGTCAACTTTCTAGGACCTGGTTTACTTGCCTCTCTTATTTCTTTTTGCCACGGGATTTGATAGCGTTCTTTTTCAAACTCCAAGGCCAACCCAGGTATACCCACGTCATGCGAGTGCTTCTCTCTGCCCGTGTTGTGCCCTTCGACAGGTAAGCCCGCCAAATCACTCGCACTATGAACCACAAGTCTCTGATACCCATTCGATTCTATCATTATCGTTTCTGGATTAAAACGTTTCGCAAGCTCGCGTATCTTTAACACCTGAGTTTCCAACCAACCACTTCCTTGTGCCATTACCTTGCCTGTCCAACTGTATAACAACCTACGATGCTCCGTACGCTTGTTATAAG